GCTGGATTTAAATCGCCGAATTGTTCTGCTATCATTGCCTTATTTGTTGCAACCAATCCTTGAGTGTCTAATGGAATTAGACGCTGTTCTGCCATTCCCGTCATTGTGTTCAAATCATCGGATAGGTTGATATTGTCCATTTGTTTGTTCATAGCCTTAAGTTGTGGTTTTAGCGGTTTTTGTTGTATATTTTTTCCTTGCCAATGTGCTGTATAAATAATAAGATTTTTCAAATCCATTTTTGAAGCATCATGATGAATTTTTGTTCCTAAACATTTGTGGTAAAGAATGTTAACTAAGTTCATGTGCTGTGCTGTTTCGATGTATCCGTTTTTAAGTAATGGATTGGTGTAAATTTTGGTTAGCACATCTTTTGGTTGTACATATTGTAGTTCACGGAAAGTTTGGTATAGCCAATCGGGTCCAATATCGAAAGTATTCCTTCTTGCATAGACTGTTCTCATTTCTTCCAAATTGTCATTTTCCTCAAGTTGATTTTCTTCTAACCATGAGTAAGCAAATTCCATAGCTGTTACATCCATATTGCCGAACTTTTCATCGTTAATCCATGTCCTGATCTTCTCTGGAGCTTCCGAGGCTTTAGCAAAACGAAGACAGGAAACGAAATGGTCAATTACGGTTTCGACAGTTTCTTCAAAAGTTTGCTTGCGTTGTAGACAATCTGGGTGGTGTGGATATGTTGTTTTATGGTCTCTTTGAACTTCTTCATACAAGTCTAATAAGGCTCCTTCGGGAATACGTTTCAATTCCTTGAACTTTTCTGGGGGGGCATGTAAGTCATTATCGATTTTAATGAAATTCTTTACAGTTTTTGGTTTGTATGTTTTAATGAATTCAGAGGGTGTCATATCCGGTTCTTGTTTTAGGGAAATTTGGGTGTACAAAATGTATGCTGCTTCTTGTTTAGCAATTTTCTTAGATTTTGCAACTGCTGATGCCCTAAATAGTTTATTGTTTTTGACGGTTTCTATTTCCACTCGCCATTTTTGTGGCATTATCTCTTCCTCGCTGAAATTAGGTTTGGTGATAAATCCAGCGGTAAACATGCCGTTTAAGATTGACAAATAATTAATTTCTGCCATTTTTATGTTTTGGTGCGCTTTATAAATTGTTGTAAAATACACTGGGTAGCTATTACGTAAATTATAAATCCCTACAGCATCCCTAGAAAGGGTGCTATTTCTGACGAAAGCGCTTGGCATTCTATTAACCATATATGTCTCATATTGGATGTTCAAGCGATGACGAGGAGTAAAGTATGCATATACAGATTTCATTGAGTCGCAAATTATGACACATGATTTAAGTACTTTATCGAAATATTCTTGCTCCCACATTGCTGCTTCTTCTAGAGCAAGGTTCAAAAGGCCACCTATGTGTTCTGGTGACATATCGGTAGTCCAATGCAGAAATGCCTCAATAGTTTCTTTCTTCAGAGCCCCTACATAGAAATCGAAATCATCTAGTTTTCTGATGAATCTCGAAACCCATGATACATCTTCGAACTTCATACTTTCCATAAGTTGTCCGTCTTTGTCCGAAGAGGTTAACTCCAGTCCAATTTCTTTGAGTACTGCTGCAATTGTGACTAAATTGTACCATTTTATTGTGTCGTTGTCCACTGCAATTATACCATCATCTCCATAGAAAAGACGATACACCTGCTCATCATATTGCGAAAATGTTGGGTATTTATTGGTCTTCCGTTGATGTAAGATTGTATATGCATAAAAGAAAGCTGCGTCGTTCATTTTACAGTTAAGGGTGGACGTAACTGTGCATCCTGAGGGCTGTCCTTTGTTTTTGACATACATTGTTTTCCCTGAGACATGAATTGCTCCATAGATGTTGGCAAACACTGGTGGTAAAATTTTGTTCATTTTTGGATTTGCATTGCATAATGAAGTTTCGATAACTTTGAATAATTCGCGGGGTATTGTTTTATCCCATCTGCTGTAATCAATTGAGAAGAAATTTCCTTTTGCTCTAATGTTTTTAGAAATTGAATCGAAAATGGTGAAAGGGTCGCATCCAACTCCAACGGTTTTATCTTTTTGAATTGCTAGTGCGGAAAAGTTACCTAAAGCATATCTTTCTATGAGTACTCCAAGAAAATCTTGGGCACAAAAGATCCTACCAATGAAGTTCTTTTTAAGTGGTAGTTTCTCCATCTTCACTAAGTCCAGGTAACACACGACATAATGTTGTCCGCTTTGTAACCCCTGAACCACATTATTATATGCTTCAAATAGCCATTTTCCGGCACTTTCATCGACATTAATTGAATATTTAGTTGTTTCTTCGTCGAATTTTAGACATTGATGTTTTGATTGAATATGAAATAATTTTGATAAAGTCCAACCACTTGATTTATGCACATCTATCTTCTTTAAGAATTTATATTGTGGGTGTTTTTGTGCATAGCCATTTAAAGTTTCATCCAAAGAAAGTGGTTTCAAATTACTGTATTGATCTAAAAAATGTTTACTAAATTCCTTCTCAACATTTCTTAAAGCTGTTCTGTCAAAAACTATAGGATCTGTTTGAAATTTGATTGTTTGTGTTGACCTTGGACAGAGTTTTCCTTGATTATTGCGTACTATTTTCTCCAATTGTTCTGGTGGTGCTTCAGATGTATTTGGATTGAATGGAGCTTTTGTTAATGGAAATATATTGAGCACCTTTGCTTGACCGGGCATTTTATTGTATCCTCCAAAGTTCATATGTGATTGATTTTCATGAAAAGAACCAACCACAATTACTGAATTTGTTTTCTCAAGATTAAATGGGACGTCATGTGGGACACCTAACTTAAAGTTAGTAACCGATTTGTTAATGATGTTGGTTACACCGGGTGGAGCATAGCCCACACGATCACCCCATACTGAAGGATAAATGACCTCGCTTTTATTGGTCTGCATATTGAATACTGTTGTTGTTTCATATTCTGTTATAATGAATCTAAGGTGCATTACATTCTCCCCTATATTTCCGATTGCGATGTATTGTTTAATTCCTTGAAACTCTTCCATGAATTTTGATAATTTGTCTAAATCTTTGAGCTTAACAATGATATCTTTCTTAATAATTTCTGCAACTCCATTTTTATGCAAATCTGGGAATTCTATTTCGGTGGGAATTACTTTGAAGCCATCATTTGTGTTAAAATTTTTAAGTTCGTGGTGTTCTTTATAAACTTTAGTGTGTGAATGTGGTTGGGTTCCGCCGCTAAGTTTTCCGTAGTTCTTATGAATTGAAAAGGGTTGATTATTCCTGAAATGTTCTAAAATGATTTTAATCTCTGCTACAATGCCTGAGGGGCCTGGTTCATGCAGAAGATTGATAGCAACGTGTCCTTCGCTGTACTCATTGTCCATATAACGACCTTCCAGTTCTCTATCGCAAAATCTGCAACCCTCCTCCAAATAACCGTTTGGTTTGGTTTGTTTGGAAAAAGATGAAGCATATTCTACCAATTCGTCCTTCGTTATACAGGCTGCCATTCCAGTTGCTACTGTATCTTCTGTATTTCCTAAATTGTGAATTCCAATTATTTTCCCTGCAATTAACGGTAATTTATCTAGAACGATATAAGGCAATCCACAGTCGCCGAAAGTTGTAAATACTCCATTAAATAGAGCAAATGTTGTATCTGCGATTTCCTCATAAGTTGTTAATTGTCCATCAGCATTAACTTCAATACCAGAATGGTATATATCAGTGATGCCAATGAGGTGTTCTTGTTTGTTGTTGTTACCGTATCTTTCTAAGACTGTGACACAAGATTCTAAATGTTTGAAAAGCGATTTATCCATGAATTTTGAAGTTATATCTTTAATACCTTTTCCACTAAAATCTACTGTAAAAAGAACTACATCGCGGTTTTTACTAAGAGTTTTAAAATTGTACATTCTGAAGGCTTTAGTTGGTTGTTCTGATTCATCTATTCCAAAGTACAAAGTTTCTTTATTTGATTTTGCATGAGCATAGGTATGTTGTGTTGTAATGCCAAAATATTGATTGTTATTTTTAGAAGAAAAGAGCAATGCATAATTCAATTTTCTAGTCATTGGTGTTATATTGATTGATTCTTGATTTAGAGTTGAAGCAAAAACTGCACCGATATTTCTAGAAGTTTGGTCTAACGTTGATTGTGCGTATTTTTCTATTCCTGAATAATTGTTCATCGGGCTATCCTTCAGAGTTGCATATATTGATTGACAATTTAATTGTTTTGATTGAGCATATCGTTTAATTTGAACTGCTAAACTATCTGAAAGGTAGCGTCCATTGCGTCTGAATTGCCAAGATTGTTT